GCTGGTGTGGCTCGCATGATCAAAGAGCTTACTGAGCCTAAGATGAACTGGCGTGAACTGCTTCGTCAGCAGATCCAGAGCACTATCCGCAACGACTTCACGTTTGCTCGCCCGAGCCGTAAAGGTCAAATGTCTGGTGCAGTGTTGCCGGGTATGAACTTCGACGAGACTATCGACATCTGTGTAGCACTTGATATGTCAGGTTCAATCGGTGAATGGCAGGCACGTGACTTCTTGAGCGAAATCAAAGGTATCATGGACGAGTATCAAGACTACCGTATCAAGGTATGGTGCTTTGACACTGAGGTTTATGGTGAAGAAGACTTTTCCGCTGACGGTGGCGAAGATCTTACCGAGTATGAGATCCGCGGCGGTGGCGGCACAGACTTTATGTGCAACTGGGAATACATGAAGGAACACGACATTCAGCCTAAGAAGTTTCTTATGTTCACAGACGGCTATGCTTGGAATAGCTGGGGCGATGAAGACTACTGTGACACAGTTTTCATCATTCACTCAAACCGCGACAAGGAACTAGAAGCGCCGTTCGGAGCCACTGCACACTACGATCTAACAGAATGATAACAAAAAAAGAACCAAACTATCTAAACTTACTAGGGAAGCGGCAACTTGAGTTGCTGCCTCCTAGTTTCAACGTGATCTCAGTGCCGTTTACATACAACACTCACGAAAGTATTGTCCGGTGGATTTACGAAAACTGTAAGGGTCGTTTCTACGTGGGTCGGGGTATTGAAATAGTAGATGGAGTTGTAGAATCTGTAGTAAAGATAGGATTCGAAGATCCTAAGGAGTCGAGCTATTTCGTTTTGGCCTGTCCATATTTGAAATACCACTAAGTAAAACGGCATATATATTATTACAACAAGGAGAACTTACATGGCCGAAGAACAAACACCACAGCAACCAGCAGGTCTTTCAATTGAAGACTTGAACTCAATGAAGTCAATCATTGACGTTGCAAGCCAGCGTGGCGCTTTCAAAGCGAACGAAATGGCGCAGGTCGGACAGACCTATAACAAACTAGAAGCGTTTCTAAACGATATTGCTCGCCAGCAAGAAGAGCAGCAAAAATCACAAAACGCTGAAGGACAGACACCAGCAGCAGAACAGGTTGCACAAGGGGAATAATATGCCAGACTTGAAGCACGTAGCTCGACACGTTGCTAGCAAGAAGAAGTGCATTGTAGCGTATCGAGTAATTCCTAATGCAGCAGACTACTGTCTCGTTGTAAACAGTGAATCACTTGATGCTGAACAGCACGATAGCTTGATGAAACTTATCGAGAGTAACACAGGACAATCTGCTTACGAACTTGCAGAAGCAATGCAACGTACTCGTCTACCAGACGGACGAAATATGCTCCAGGCGTTCCATACCCAAGGCAAGTTAGTTAAGATGCCTACTAGAGACATCGAAATGACTCCTAACACACAAACCACTATCAATCTCTCAGAACTAAATGATATGATTGCAGAACAACGTGGTGTAACTGTGCAGGACCTTGCACTTGGTATTAAGAATGCAGAAGAGAAGAAACAAGTTCTTGCTGAAAATCCAGAAGCAGTGCAGCAAGAAGCAGAGCAGACTAACCCTGCTGAAGCATATAGTGACGACGTACTAACAGACGACAAGCTCGCTGCACAGTATCGCTCACAAGCTGATGCACTATATAAAGAAGCAAAGGCGCTTCGTGATCAAGCCGACGAGTTAGATCCACCAAAGAAGAAGGCGCCTGCAACAAAGACGGCTTCTAAGACTGCGAAGACCACTTCATCTTCGGGGTCAAAGAAAGCAACAACAAGTGGCTGAAGAAGAAAAAGAACCGCAGCACGAAGAAGGCACTTGGCCAGGTATACTCGACGAGATCGAAATTAAATATGTTCCCGTCGAGTATATTTCTTCCGTAGAGGTCAACTTTACTGACGGTAACACTTGGTCAATTGAAGTAGACCGGGACGAAGTCGGCGACAGTGAAGAAGGCGCACAAGAACTGGAAGACAGCCTCGAAAGCCTATTCGAAGAATACGAAGATGTGATTGAAGGTGTGAACTTTATTTTAGATGTTGAAAAGGTCAAAGAAGACATAACGTCTAAGACAAAGACTTTCATGAAAAGAAAAAAGTAATCTTCTAATTCTAAATTTGGATAAATACTTGTAACATTCATATTAGGAGTTACAAGTAATGGCCTTACGTTTAAGACGCGGAACTGATGCAGAACGCCTGCTAATTGTACCGGAAAGTGGTGAACTAATTTTTACCACTGACACAAAAACAGTATATGTTGGTGACGGTACAACTACTGGCGGCGTTCCTATATCTGGAGCTACCGCACTACAAGAGCTATCAGACGATACATCCCCTCAGTTAGGCAACGACCTCGACCTAAACAATTTTAACATTGACGGCACAGGTAATATAGATATTACCGGGTCTATTACTGCTGATTCAATTATTGTTACAACATTCGGTGTTACTAACCTTTCTGTTGATACACTAAGTAGCGACTCTGGTTCTACTATATCACTTAACAACAACCTAAACCTAAACACAAATAATATTGTCGGTACTGGTAACATTAACATCGACGGTACAATCACGGCTACTGGTAACATTAACTTAGGTGACAGCGGCGACGATATTATTACTTCTACAGGTTCTTGGTCAAGTAACATCGTTCCTACTGCTGATGCAACTTATAACATCGGTACAACATCTACTAAGTGGCTCAATGGTTACTTTAATACTGTTGACACAGGCGAAGTGCTAACAAATACTATCACAGGCAGTAACTCCGGGGTAGTATTTGAGGACGCAACCAGCACCTTAAACATTGGCACAATTTACACAGGAACTATTGCAGGCGACGACAGTTCTATCTTCTTTGATAGCACTACGTCTACAACAACAACTAACACCTTAAACGTCAACGAAATATACAACAACCTAGACGAGTTAATATTCACCTCGCTAAACAACACACTCTTTGTTGACGAAGTCGTTGGTGATCTTAGAGGGTCCGTTTTTGCCGACGATAGCACAACTATCGTTGACTCAATTAACAGCGAAATCACTGCTACCGCTGTTACAACTACTGAATTAGACGTCAATTTAATCGACTCTACTACAGGCGAAATTGACTTCGGATCTATTAACCCTTCACGTGTTAAGATGTTCTGGGATGGTACTGGCGCTGGGTTGATTAACTATACTACATTAGCAGGCGGTACGTCGTTAGTAGACCATAACGTAAGCCGTGGTACCTTAGATTCACCAGAAGCACTACAACTAGCTGACGGTATTAGCGGTCATGCATTTAGAGGATACAACGGCACAGAGTACTCAAATGCTAGCTTTATACTATCGTTTGTCGACGGCGACGGTGTTGTGTCAAACGACGGCGTGTCTGGTGCATTAGTGTTTATTAATACAAATGCAGATGCATCGGGACTCGTAATCGCAGAATTTGATACACATGGTGTATTCAGGGCTCCGGTACTACGTCCTGTACCGTTCGCAGATACTACAGCTAGAGACAACCAAACAGGTGCAGTTGCTGGTTCTATTGTGTACGTCACTGACAACGGACAAGGCGCAAGTGAACTTCAGTCATTTGACGGATCAACGTGGCACAGCCTTAGTGACAACATAGACGTCACCGCACAGTCTGCAGGATTTATATTAGCACTAGCAGACAATTACAAGTACCACAGAGTAACAAACGCAGGCGCTGTAAACGTTACTGTACCGCCCGAGTCAAGCGTGGACTTTCCAATCGGTTCTAACATAACCATAACACAGTCAGGCGCTGGACAAGTAACGTTTGCTCCAGGAAGTGGCGTAACAATTAACAGTGCCGATGGCCGATTGAGTACTCGTACACAGTACAGCACAGCAACGATAACAAAGGTCGGTACTGACGAATGGGACCTCGCTGGCGACATCGACAATGCAGGACCGTAATTTATGATTTTATCTAGAATAGGTCTATTAGCGTCTTCGATCCGTATTGCACTCGGAATAGAGGAAGGGCCTGTAACATACGACTTAGGTACTAGTTTTAACTTTACATTCGACGACGGTAATACTAGAGTTGGTAACCCTATCGAAAATCTTCCTAATGCTATACTAAGAAGCGACGGCCTAGACGACGAAGTAATTGTTTCGTACAGCGCCGGTGGTAACAGCAGAACATACATCGTTAATACAGGGTCCGGGATAGAAAGGAACATCAGCAGTCTCGACGGCAGATACATCGGACCGGGTGCTGCTCTACCAGACGGAAAAGTAGTATTCGGTATTGCCGGACTAACTGACGCGCTTATCTACTTTGAACACGGCGACAGTGATTTTACTATACTCGAAGATTTTGCAAACATGGGTACTAATATCGAACAAGTCAACGCCTTAGGTATGATGGGAGATTACTTACTGGTTCGTTTTAAATACTCAGACGACGGTCTTAGATACTTCGGTAAAATCAACGTAACAACTCCCGGATACACAATTACTCAGTTAAGCAGTATTCCAGGAAGTGCTGATTTCCTAAACACCCTTCCAATATCTTTTTACGACGAAAGATTTTGGATTATGAACGTCGGCGGAAACGGCGTAGTTAGTGAACTAGACGTTGTAAATGATACGCTCACGCCTGTACCAAACATTGGTAGCAACAACTACGATTATGCAATGGGCGTTTACGGGGACTATGTTGTAAAAGACAATTACCCTAACGGTGCTAACGGAAGCATATTTGAAATATACGACATAAACACCGGTAACCTTCTGTACACTACCCCCGAAATGCCTAATGGCAACTTCCAGAACCTCTCTAGAATTTCAATCTACGGAGGCTACATATTCGGTGAGGTATTTGCGGAAGAAGGTAGCGCGCCGTATAGTTGGTTGTTTATCTACGACATCACCGACGGTAGTCAGATTCCAACACCGACAGACACGCGCGGCGACCCTTACTGGGTTGTATGGTCTTCTAGAGGAACTGATGCTGTTTACTTTGTGGCTATTAACGGAAATCCTAATGCAACTGACGGATACCTACAAGTATACGGATTACCTCTTACAGTATCGCAGTCTTCAGTGAGTACTTTATTGGCTCCTTGGAATATAACCAGCGCAGCGGCTGTTGTAGGCAACGAGTATAGTGCACCGGAATCATTCGGCGAATCTGTACGAATGAAGCCAGACGGTACCGAAGTTTACTACTTAGTGAGCGGGTCTGCAGACAAGATAGTTCAACGTACATTATCTTCGTCTTGGGACTTTAGTACTGTAGGTGCTACTACAAAAGAACTCTCAGTTGGTACAGAAGACAGTTTTCCAAGTTCGTTCTGGATCAAACCAGACGGTACTAAGTTATATGTTATGGGCAACAGCGCTGGCCGAATATTCCAATACACATTGTCAACTCCTTGGGATTTGTCTACTGCAACATATGACGAGGTTACAGCCGGAGTGGTATTCGAAACTGACGTAAAAGAAATATGCTTCGACACAAACGGACTATACCTTTCTGTAAACACTAGTAGTGACGTAGAGGTTTATACACTAAGCACAGCGTGGGATTTGTCTACGTTAAGCTTCGACAACCGTACAAGCGTCTTCCTTGAAGTTGGCTCCGGACTATTTGTGTCGCACGCCTTTAAAGACGATGGCACAAAACTATATGTCTTAACAACAGACGAAAGTGGACCGGTTTCGTCTATAGTAGTAGAATGGGATTTGTCGTCACCGTGGGCTGCAAGTTCTGTAGGTCAAGTAGATCAGCAAAGTCAAATAGCTGATGCTCTGATAGATTCTTTCTACATAAACCCTTACACCGGTACAGATCTAGTAACCTTTAGTAACAGCGACGTCATAAACTACTACGAGTTCACTACTAGTGACTATATTGATATTAGTTCAGAGACTACTGTAGCTTCTACTACAGTGAACTCAACAGACTTTAGTTTTACTGGCAAAGACGAAACAGGCGGCATCTTCTCTCTAACTGAAGCTGCAAGAGTACAGCCTGGGCGCACTATTGATAGTAACATAAATGGGTCGTACCCAGTTAGTATCGATGCATTTAACGGGAACTTCTCTGCAACAATTTCAGGTGGATGGAACTTGAATCAACAGCTTCGTTTAGACCTCGGCATAGTTGATATAAGTTCTGTACCGACCGGTTCTGTCGGACTAGTTTTTAGAACTGAGTTCTACGACATCAACGATACAATTATAACTAGTATGACACGCAACAATGCTATAGAATTCTCTGTAGACGGGTCAAGCGTGTTAAGTAATGTCAGGCTCGCTGACGTCGACTTCGACGAGTTTGGCGAACAGATCGAAAGTGTTAAGGTAGTAGTACTTGGGTTCACTGACGACAGCGGAGCTTTTGGAGAACTCGGTATAGGACCCACTATCGAACCGACTATCTCTGCCCTGCCTAGCAGCTTAGTACTCGGCGTGGCGTTTGCAGAAACAGAAGGGTTCTAATGCTTCTAGAGACACACTAATATTCAGTGTGTAGGAGCTACGAGAGCGTCGTGTGCGCAACGTAAAGAGTAAAGTGGAGTAAGAGTACGCCCCGTAATTGGGGCGTTTTTGGGCTACTTCTTATAGCCGATAAGCATGAAGCGTGTATACTTAGGAAGGACTAGCTTGTCTTTGTATATTACATCTAGTCTAGACGAATCTTGGAACTCTTTCATCGAACGCATACAATTAATATGCTCGTCTAGCTCAAAGTAGTCATTGCTTTGCACAACAACTAAACTATCTTTAGGTACATTATTCAGCCAGTTTCTGTACTGCTCTGGAGTAATGTGTTCGCAACTTGTGTTTATAACTACGTCAGGAACAGACTCATAGTCGTAGTCACACATGTCAGAAGTCACAGCTTTAAACCGTCCTTCCATCTCGTATCGTTTGTTAACTGTATATGCTACTTCTTCGCAGGCAGGGTCGATGTCTACACTTGTTATGTTTTTGATATTAAGTTCTGCGTTGAACAGGATGCTTGACAACACGCCGTTCCAGCCGCCATGAACTACAACATCATTGTCAACAGTGCGCAAACATCCTTGCAGTGACTCAGCAAGCCATACTTTGGAATTAACTTGCCCTTTCCAGAAGCTTTCTAAGGTTCTATACCTATCCTCAGAGTTACGTATTGCGTCCATCCAGAAGAGAACGTCTTGGATGTCAACTTTCATCAGTCGACTCCAAGAAACGTTCGTATAGCCAATCGTAGTCGTTTATCTTGCCCAGCTGAACACTAGACTTATGAAGAGAGCCATATTCACGACCCGATAAGGCACCACTGATAGCATAGTCTCCAAACCGCTTATCTCTGCCAGCTGTGCACCAGACGTCGAGTCTTGCTTTTGTTTCGTCATCTACTTGTCCTCTAATTGTACTACTAGCCAACTTCGTACATTCTCTAAAAGCACTTCGCCATGTCGTAAATGGATCTGTGTTGAAAGCGGTTACATTTGACACCTCCGGCACGGCTTTGAATTTGTGACTAATACTTGTTGTCATATCAGCTGACTCGACATCTACCTGTTTTGTCAGCTCTACAGGTAATAGTTTAGCACCTCCGTAACCATAAGTCAAGTCGTTTATAGGATTTTCTGAACGCCAAACATGTACAGTATCTTGTTCCCATTTAGCAACCTGGTAGTCAAAATCGAAGCCTTCTACAATCTCGGCATCGCCGTCCACTACCCAAAACATATCAGTAGAACACTGTTTAGCTGCTTCAATATGAGCTTGGTGAATGCCCTTAACGCCGTGCACACGCTTTGCTCGAGGTGCTTTTTCTAACAGAGCTTGATAGTTTTCGTCTGCGTTAGGCTCGTTGTAGGAGATGAAAACGACATCGAACGGTTTCGGATGGCTTGCTAACTGTTTCACTTCTTTCTTGTTTACAAAAGCACAGTAGTTGAATTCGTTTCTGCTTACTAAGCGTCCCGTGTTGAACAGACAGACTCCGTCATAGTATTCACCGTTCTTAAATACATGAACGTGTTTTTCTTCCCACTTAGGTACACGGTAAGAAAAGTCAAACTCAGGTAATACAGTTAAGTCAGAACGCACTATCCAGAACATAGCAGTTGAACTTTTGTCAAACGCTTCACAATATTCTTCGTAAGAATTAACATAGAATACGTCATACGGCTTTGGTATACTGGCTTGGATGTCTACTTCTTTCTTG